ACATTTTGTCAAGATGGGTAATCACATCACGAGCATCAAACCAACTTATATCACCATTAAAGGTAACAATAACTCATTAGATAGTAAAGCATTAGAAAAATTTGATCAAACATCTCGTATCGATGCTGCCTTAAGTCTTCCAACTGGATTAAATCCTTCTTATACCACTTTTTCTTCTAGTGATGATTTAAGAACATTTATTGGTTTAAATGATGATTTATTGAAAGATGATTCTGATATTTTTGATGATATGGTTCCAAATTTGTTGGGTGACTCCGGAAAAGTTAAAGGAAAGGTTGTGTCAACTTTGGAAAATTATGAGAAAGCTAGAAAGATTGGAAATTGGATTGCTGGTAATTATTCAAGATCATGGAGATCGAATTGTATTGAACATGAGGAAATTGATTCAAGAATTGAGGCATTTATTCCTTCTTATAAGGCTATGTTTCTAGGAACATTTGATCAACATGGAGAACGAACTTTTGGTGATTTAACATCTCATGTGCCAAGTGGTTGGATTAGTGTTGTTCCTAGGAATGATATTAGTAGGTTATCAGATGGTAGGGTATTTGATGATCAAATTCATGCTGAAAATAATTGGACGTTTAGATTTAAGAAATTAGTATTTTTGGATGATGGTGTTTTCAGAGTAGGAAGTTTAAGTGAGATTTGGTATACTTATGGTTATGATGTATCAAAGAAAGAATTTGCAGGATTGGCTAATGAGATTGGATATGCAGTTTTTCTATGTTCATTGTATGGTTCTGTGAAGCACATGAATGTAATTAGTATTTTAAGTAATGTTAAAAATTTGTTATCATTAACACCTTTAGGGTTAAATTTAATTGAGGCATTTAACATTAGAGATGATGATGTACCTTGTCAAATTAAGATCTTTCCATTTCTAGTTGATTTATATCCAGGCGAGAAAGAGAAATTATTGAAAATCATTTCGTACTATATTTATGGTAAGATTACTGATGCTAAATTTAACATCTGTTTGATCAGTTTTCAATGTGTTCAATATTTTTTTAGAATTATTGATTCAGCTTGGGATTTAATTCATCTTTTATTGCCAGGATTTGGAGTTAAACTTGATAATGAAGATTGTGATTGTGCTCTTCCTGAAGCTCTAGGATTGATTAATAATTTTTTGGATCCTTTATATGCATGTACGTATATTTTATTTAAAGGATATGGAGTTAAAAATAAGATTGAGGAATATGAATATGATGAAATATTGGTTAGATTATGTGAACAAGAAGGTAATGTATTTGTTAGTGCGTCAATTGCATATAGTAATTTTTCGCTCAGAGAAGAGGAATATGTCCGTCAATTGAATTTAACTTCTTGTACTCAATCTGCTGATTTTCTTGAAAGTTTACGTCAAAAAGCTTCTCAACTAAAAGGAATGGTTGTTGGATCATTAAAGACTAAAATTCATGAAGGATTAGGAACAGCGGAGAAGATCATGACGGGTTATATTGCCCAAAAAGCCGGGACGGTCAAACAAATGGTTACTAATGGATTGGCCGCTATAACAAACGATACTAAATTGGACGCTGACGCAAAAGCTGATGTATATGGAGCAATGGTACAAGGTAGACATACTGTTATTGTTCCTCCAAACTCATATATGGAAACTTTGGCAAGTCTTGTACCCTATGATAGCCAATCTAAAAGTTTAGATCATATGGATCGTGTTGGTCATGAGGTAGGTATTAAGGCAATTAAGTCAGGGGAGCCTGTACAAGATAGCATCGTTGAAAATCATGTTGTTAGTGAAATGGCTTTAAGGACAAAAACAAATTTGGGAACAGTTGGAAATGTTAATCGGGAGTTAGCGAAGGTTTCTGATATTATGAAGGATGTTGTCTTGGAGAAAATGGTTGTTCCTCCCAATAAATTACCATTTGGGTCTTTTCCAATTCATTCTAGATCTTATAAGGTTTCTTTAGTTGATGGTTGTGATAGAATGGCATTGCAGCACCCGAGTACAAATTTAGCAACTGATGCAACATTCTCTACTGATGGAGTTGTTACTGGTCAGCTTAAGACTGGTGTAGAACTACATGTACTTGATACAACACATTATCAAGTGATTGGGCGAGATGTCACTGCGACCTTATGTTCTCTTTTCTTTTTCTCATTTACTCCAGCAGCTTGCCACATTGGATCGGATGCAATTCACGGGTTTGATCATGATTTGAATATCAATGTTGAGATTACAGTTGCTATTGTTCATGACTCCTCTCAAGATTCTGGTGGATCAAAAAAACATTATATTGGATTAGTTGGAAAAAGCCCTGATCCACGTCATCATGGGACCAATGATGGTTTGGGTCTTGTGACAGCGGTTTCGAGAAATGGGGAGAGTCATCATACTGGGACTGGAGTGTGGACTGGTAGATTGGGATTTAATATTGCGTCGTTAAAATGGCGAGGTTTGGGAGAAATTATAAGTCTTCCAGTTGATGGGACATTTGCCTTTGGTGTAGCTGTTGAAGGAAGTAAGTCTGATAATGCAAAGAATTCGACACATGCGTCAAAATACATCAGCAAGATTCAAATTAATGTTGAATTTGGGGAATGCATTTTTTCACCTAGAACTTTAGATCAATATTTAATTTTTAATAGAGCAAGGGTTTTTGATAAAACGATTTTTGATTTCACTGGCCAAGTTGGAGCTACTGTCACCGTCTCCGAAGCTCCTCAAGATGTAATTAATGCATGGGGTGAAATGATTAGTCCTTTAATTCCTTATTTGCCCTTGGTAGCTAAGGACTATCTAGACACTGCGAAGATGATTATTGTTAAAACCAGATATAGACATTTACTTAAAAAATATTGTCGATCTCACTTGGGTGTTGATTTAACCACAGATGAAAAAATAGATAAGTGGATTGTTCAAGCTATACTATCAATGCCTGTATGGATGAGAACGTTTGTTGGGAATCCATTAATTCAATTGAAGGATTTAACAGCGATGAAAAACTTTGCTATTATGATTTTCTCGACTGTGTATGCTTCATTACCTGCGAGTACTTTTCAATTATCTGGTAGTGATGTAAATAGAATGGCTGCGACGGAGTTAAAAAATGTGTCTGATTACGAGTTGGGAGTGATTCATTAGTGATGTAAATAGAATG